AAGGTCGAGAAGGCTTTCGAGGAAATGTACGCCGAATAGTACACCCGTCATACGGAGCGGCTGCCGCTTGAACAGTGGAGCCGCTCATGTTATTGCTTGCGATCAGATGGATACCCGCAATGCGGCCCGTCTCTGGCAACGCCCGATGGGGGCGGCGTAACCGCCCAAGCTGAGGCCCGTTCTACGGCTACCCGAGGCGACGAACCCAAAACTCAACCAGGCATAGGAGAGAGACATGGCACAGGCCGTCTCGAATGCCTTCGTTCAGTTGTTCGACGCTGAGGTCAAGCAGGCCTATCAGGCGTCGCGTCAGCTCGCTGGTCTTACCCGTGAGCGCAACAACGTCGAAGGATCGACTGTTAAGTTCCCGAAAATCGGCGCTGGCTCTGCAACGCTGCGCGTCCCGCAGACCGACGTCACCCCGATGAACGTCAGCTACTCCCAGGTCACTTGCACCCTGCAGGACTGGAATGCTGCCGAATACTCGGACATCTTCCACCAGGCCAAAATCAACTTCGACGAACGCCGTGAACTCGTTCAGGTCGTGTCGAACGCGATTGGTCGCCGCATGGATCAGCTCGTCCTGGATGCGCTCAACGCTTCTTCGACGTCGCTGACGGTCGCCAACTCCATTGGCGGCGCGACGACCGGCCTCAACGTCGCCAAGCTGCGTCGCGCGAAGGCTCTCATGGACAAGAACAACGTGCCGGCCGAAGGCCGCACGATGATCATCCATGCGAACTCGCTCGAGTCGCTCCTCGGCGAAACGGCTGCGACCTCTGCCGACTTCAACACCGTCAAGGCGTTGGTGGCTGGCGAGATCAACACCTACCTCGGCTTCACCTTCGTGACTGTTGGTGACCGCAGCGAAGGTGGTCTGCCGATTGACGGCTCGCTTGACCGCACTTGCTATGCCTTCCACCGCGACGCTCTCGGCTTCGCTGTCGGCATGGCGATGAAGTCTGAGATCAACTACATCCCCGAAAAGACCAGCTACCTGGTCAACGGGATGTTCTCCGCTGGTGCGATCAACATTGACGATGCTGGCATCGTCAAGATCACCACTCGCGAAAGCTAAGGAGGACTGACCGATGGCTTTTAGCGCAACTGGTTGGAACACGGTCGCTGCCGGCAAGGCTGGCAACGCCCCGTCCATCTACACCTACAAGTCGGCTGATACGCAGGCCACGATCAACACGGCGGGTTACTTCAACTCGCTCGCGTCGATCCTCAAGGTCGGCGACGTCATCTTCATCTACGACACGACCACCCCTTCGATGGTCATCTCGTATGTGAACGCAAACGACGGCACGACCGTCGACATTGCGGATGGCACGACCGTCTCGGCCACCGACACCGACTAATGACCTGGGGCGGGGAGCAATCCCCGCCCTCCCCTCTTATGGGTGACACATGGCTGCAGGCGATACAAAACTCTCAATCTGTTCAGACGCAATGATCATGCTCGGCGCTTCGCCGATCTCGTCGTTTGCAGAAGAGACTGACGCAGCCAAGACCGCAGATCGCCTCTACGACAATGTGCGCGACGTTCTCCTTCAGCAATACGAATGGAGCTGGTCGCTGAAGAAGATGAAGCTTGCTCGTCTCGCGTCGGCTCCAACCAACGAGTGGAAATATGCCTATGCGCTGCCAGGCGACATCCTGGGCGTTCCGCGCGCTGTCTTCAACTCTTCCGCTGTTGGCAACCGTCCAGTTCGCGAGTGGGAACTCTACGGCACGTCGATTTACTGCAACTACGAAGACGTGTGGATCGATTACCAATACAGCGTCGCAGAGAGCTTGATGCCCGCCTATTTTGTGCGCGTGCTGAAAGCTGCACTGGCGTCTATGTTTTCAATCCCTGTCGCTGACTCGAGTGGCAAGGCCGACTTCTTTCATGCGATGGCATATGGCCCGCCTGGCGAAAATATGCGCGGCGGCCTGATGCGTGTCGCCATGAACATCGACGGCGGCAAGCCACCGCAAGCGATTGAGGATTTTGCGCTCATCGCCGTAAGGGGGTGAGATGCAGATTATCGCGCTTCAGAACGACTTCACCACAGGGGAAATGGACCCCAAGCTGCGTGCGCGTTCTGACATCGACCAGTATCGGAGTGGTCTAGCAAAGGCCACTAACGTGACCGTCCAGCCGCAAGGCGGGGCGAAGCGCCGCCCTGGCACGCGATACATCGCGTCCCTCCCCGCGAACCTTGCGAGCCAGGGCGTGCGCATGGTTCCTTTCGAGTTCTCGACGACGACAAGCTATATGCTGGTCTTTGTGCCTGGCCGTATGTACGTCTTCAAAGACGGCGCGCTGGTAACCAATATCAATAGCAGCGGCAACGACTATCTTGCCATTGCTGGCATCACTGCATCAATCATCCCAGAGATGTGCTGGACGCAGAGCTACGACACGCTGATTGTCGTGCATCAAGATTTGCAGCCTCTGAAAATCTTCCGAGGCGGAAACGACACGACATGGACGGCGTCAACACTGTCGTTTGACTTCATCCCAAAATATGCGTTCACAGTAACGACGACAAGTGGATCGGCAAGCATCACACCATCTGCAACAACCGGAAACATTAAGATCACATCGGCGTCGTCGATCTTCTCCGCGTCGGACGTGAACCAATATATTGTCGGCACGACAGCCTTCGGCCGCGCACGCATCATTGACTACGTCAGCGGCACCGAAGTGCGCGCTCGCGTCACCGTGCCGTTCTTCAACACTGACCGCCTATCAAGCGGGACGTGGGAGTTTGAGCGCGGATATGAAGATGCTTGGTCGTCGGCTCGCGGATGGCCCAGGACTGTTGGTTTCTATCAGGGGCGTCTATTCTTTGGCGGGTCTAAGTCTCTTCCATCGACGGTGTGGGGTTCTGTCGTCGGCAATTATTTTGACTTCAATCCAGGTGAAGGCCTGGCCGATGAGTCGGTCGAAGCCACAACAGACACCGGCCAGTACAACGCAATCGTCGATATGTATCCAGGCCGCGCGCTCCAGGTTTTTACAACTGGCGCTGAGTTCTTCGTCCCGCAGCCAAGCGATGATCCGATCACGCCTGGCACATTCTTCTTGCGCGTTCAGACGCAGAATGGTGCAAGGCCTGGCGTTCGCGTTGTAAACGTCGAGGGCGGTACGCTTTTTATTCAGCGTCAGGGCAAGGCGCTGCAGGAGATGATCTACCTCAACACGGAGGCGGCGTTCACTGCAGCAAAGATTTCACTGTTGTCGTCTCATCTCTTGAAAGAGCCGAGCGAGATGGCGGTGCGCAAAGCAACGTCAACTGATGAAGGCGACCGGCTTCTCGTTGTCAACGACACCGATGGATCAATCGCGTGCTACACTTTGCTGCGCTCTCAAAAGGTCATTGCACCAAGCGAGTGGACGACAGATGGCAGTTTCATCTCGATTGGTGTCGACATCAGCGACGCTTATGCCGTTGTCAAGCGAACGACGGGTGGGAGCGATGTCTACTACGTCGAGCTATTCGAAGAAGAACTCACGCTTGATTGTTCAAAGCAGGCAACAGTCGCATCGTCAACCGCTAGTGTAAGCGGTTTGTCCTATCTAAACGGCCGCAGTGTCAAGGTGGTGCGCGACGGCGTCCTCGAGGCTGATAAGACTGTGGCAAGCGGATCGCTGTCTTTCACGCGCGCCGCAACGTCAAGCTATCAGATCGGCCTGACATTCACGCCGCTGATCAAGACACTGCCTCCTGCGCCGCGTATGCAAAGCGGCTCGATCCGTGGATCAAAGAAGCGCGTCTATGACATCATCCTCGATCTGTTTGAGACGCAGGACATCACGGTGCAGGGTCGTCAGATCGCGTTCCGCAACTTTGGGACGTCCGTCCTGGATCAGCCGATTGATGAATACACGGGTCTCAAGAAGATCGAGAACTTGCTTGGATATGATCGCGAAGGCGCGATCACGATCACCCAGACGGTGCCTCTGCAGATGACCGTCTTGGGGATCGAATACAAAATATCGGTGGGGTAAGACGATGGCCTTTATTGTTCCTCTTGTTGCTGCGGCAGGAACGGCAATCGGATCAGCCGGTACTGCGATTGGCGGATTGCTTGGCTCTGCCGGTGCGGCAGTTGGGTCTGCCGGTAGCGCGATTAGCAGCGCCCTGACAACGACCGCCGGAGCTGGCGGCATTCTCGGCACCGGCCTCAGCGGCTGGCAGGCGCTGTCCCTTGGCGGCTCAATCTTCTCCGGCATTGCAAGCTATTCCGCCGCGCAGCAACAGTCTGCGGCGTATCAGCTCCAAGCGACGAATGCTTTGATCCAGGGCAACCAACAGGCCATGGAATATCAGAAGCAGGGCATCGCCGTTTTGAACCGCACCATTGAGACGAATGCCTTGATCCGCGCTCGAGGCAGCGCGGGCGGCATAGATCCGTTCAGCGGCTCGGCACAAACGCTGTCTGATTACGCCATGACCAAGGGCGTCGATGAGTTCAACTGGGCGCGTAGCAATAGCGAGATGTCGATCCTGTCTGGCCGCGCCAATCAAGCAGAGTATCTCACCGCCGCCGACAATGCATCGTCGATGGGGATGTTCAACCTGATTGGGTCGGGCCTGCTAGGTGCGACCAGACTGAAGGCGCTCGGATAATGGCATCACCCCTTCCCCGCTATGAGCCACTTGGCATCCGTGTCGGAGCTGTCCAGCCGATCTACACTGCAGCGGAAGAAGCGGGTGCGCGAGCCGCAACAGCCCTGGCTGAGAACCTGACCAGGATGTCAAACTTTGCCTTTGAACAGGCGGCGGCCCAGGCAAGGGTCGAGGGTGCAGAGTATGGCGCTGCCAATGCGCCGACCATCGAACAGCTCAAAAAGGGTCAGGAGACCGGCCAGGACGTCATGCCTGGCAACACCTCGTCGATCTTTGGCCGCGCCGCACGCGAAGCCGGTCTGAGGACCATGCAGCAAAACATCGAGATTGAGGCGCGCAACAAGCTGGCCGAGTTCGATGCAACGGCTCGCCGCAGCGATATGCCGCTCGAGGAGTACCGCAAGCAACTCGACTCGATTGTCGTCGGCTACTCGTCAGCCCTGGCGCAAGTATCGCCAGCAACCGCTGGATCGGTTCGCGCGGCGCTGACGACGCTGACGTCATCGAGCTACTCGGCGCACGCCAAGCATCTTTATGACA